TGCTTTAATCGCGTCAGACTCTTCTTGCTGCGATTCAAAAGTGTCCCAATTTGTGACTCTTGAGATGCCTCTGTTTGCTTTGTATTCTGGATAAACATATCTTTTGTTTGTTGATGAGCCTTGGCCGTCAAATACTAAGATCACTCTAGTCGGCCTAACCAGCTTAATTGCGTAACCCAACGACCGCAAAAAACCAGTTAAGCCTCCTATATGAGTGAGATCCTTATTGACCCAACCTATGGCAGCAAAAGCCCTAAGAAAGGTATTGAGTCCGTCGATTAGCAGCACTCTGCTATTTAAAGACAGCTCTTCCTTTTGCTCCTTTAGGGAGTCAAATATTTTTTTGTATTCTGGATTCATTAATCTTCTGCGTCGTAGATATCAGCTGAAAGTCCTGTCTCCTCTTCCACCACATCAAATGTGCCAGATCCTAAGACCTTAGTCCAATCATCAGAATACTTTTTCTTATAATCATCAAGCTCCTTCTTATCGTCCTTGATGAAGCCGTGCACAGTCATGATAACTTTATCCACAGCGGTAACTCCTGTCACGTGATTCTTATCACATGAGATACGAGTACGCTTTGCAAACTCCACTTCTTTACCGTTCTTTGTGGCTTTGATCTTGTTTGTGCCCGCTCTTGCAATATTACCAAATGTGATAACTAGAGAGGAGTCAAAATACATGGTGTTACCACCTTTGTTATTCAGTGTCGGCTGTCCCATAGGATTATCAGGCTTTGCAACCCAAACCTTATTAACAGCTACAAGTGTGTTTGTGTGAGGCTGTGAAGCTTTACGAGACAACACAACCCGCTGATTGATGAAGTTACCGAACTGCTGCGACATCGCACCTGCGTTCCACTCGTTGTTGTTAGTAGACTTCTCTATACTCATACGACAAGGAATAGATCCTACTGAGTCCCAGAAGAAGCAGATGTCGTAAGGCAGTGTGCCACGCTTCTGTTCATCTAGAATATCTGCGATAAATGCAGATACATCTTCAATACAGTTCAGCTTTTCCCTATCGATGTAGAGGAAGAATCCTTTGTAGTCTACAATCTCTCCGTCTTCATTACCAACTTCTTCAAATTGAAATCCCATTTGTCTTGCGTGATTCCAGTCCCACTTCATCTCTGTGATGATAAAAACTGGCAGAATGCCCATTCTTTGTGCGGCTACAGCAGCCTCCAACAAGGCTGTGGTTTTTCCTGTGTCTGAGTGTCCCCTGAGCAGAGTAATATGGCCTACGGGTATTCCTGGAATTTGCAGAGTTTCCTGAAATGCTTGAGAAAGTGGTATCCATTTTTGTTCTTTAAATACTACACCAGCTGCCAAGTTTTTACCCTTCTTGAACTTTTCAAGATCTGGAGCTGATTTGATTGCATTAGATATAGTGCTATTTAGCGTTTCTTTTTTTGCCATAATTAGTTGAGTTAAAAAAGCCCCTTTCGGGGCTCTTTGGTTTAGATGTTAAAGAGATCATCAATGCTTGAATCAACACTCGCTTTAGTTGTATTGAGCGTGTATTGACCAGCGGCAGGTTTCTCTTCGACTGCATCAGCTTGCTCTTTAATCTCCTCTTCAGGATTCAGATGCTTAAGCAGATTCTCTTTCATCTCTTCGTAAGAATAGCGCTTGAACTGTGTTACAGGATCAGGCTGATTCTCAAGCCACAATTTAACTTTTGCAGCATCATCAGAAAGAGCGGTAGATTTTGTACGTACACGCACTGTTGAAGTGTTGTACATCAAGCCTGTGGTCTCTTTACCTGCGGTTTCCACAGTGATATCACGGCCTGTAATAGGATCGCTGAAGTCTCCGATGTCCTCATCTTCTGCGAACTTGAGCAGATCCATATAGACTTGCTTACCAAATTCCCAGAGACGTACACCTTTGTCCTCTTCACCACGCACAATCACAGGTACCAGAACACGCATCTTTGGCTCGAGCTTCTTGGCCAATTGCCAATCATCACGATTAGAAGACTTGCGCAGGCCTTGAGCAAACTCCACAATAGGATCCTTTTCACCTGTGGTCATGGGACTCATCATCGTACGGTTGTTAATACCGTAGTGCATGTAGATCTCCTTAAAGGGATTTGATTTGTTAAAGGCAGAAGGCACAACACGAACGGAGTGCTTCCCCACGGAAGGTCGCCAAATGGTTTGGCTCAGATCCTTCTTTTGTCCCCCACGTGGATTTTGCAGGGCCGACAATTTTTGTTTAATTGCGGATATATCCATAACTTTACATGTTTAAAACAATATTAATCAAAACCTTTATATTATTAAAATTTATTTTTTAAGTAGCATAAAAAAAGGACCGAAGTCCCTCTGATTTTAATTTTTAATCAGGTATTCTGCAAATCCTTCTAGTGTTCCTTCATCGGGCATCCAGTTTTTTAGAAGGTCAGGATCCGCTTCTTGTTGTATGAACGCTGCTAGTTCCTTTACGTCGCCCGCTTTTTTTAATTTGTCGAACTCTATTTGTAGTATTTCGTCTTCTGGCATGAATCTATCCATCTTGGATGCCACTTCGCTGTAATCAGCTACTTCTTCAGCTCCTAAGTTTTCTTTAAGAATGCCTGCAATCTTTTGCAGCCTTTTTACTTCGTCTAGACGTGCCATTATTTTGAGTTTTATGCTAATAAATATCAGACGTTAACTATCTTATGTATTGAGGTATTTATGCGTTTTAGGCCTTCTCCCTGAGTCAGGAGCACGCAGTTTTTATAGTCTACCCAGTTGATCACAAATTTAGTATCTAGCACGCCTTCGTTGAGCTGCTTGATCAAGGTGTTCAGGGCATTGATTGTGTAGAGGGTATTGGACTCTTTCTTTCTGTGCAAGAGGATAGTGTTTGGCAAAATCTTGGTTGGACCACCTTCCACTTCAATATTGTATGTGCAAAGGAATTCGTTAGAGTCCTGAGAGGCCAAAACAAATATCTTTTTATATAGGATTGTGTACTGTCCGTTTATCTCACTCAAGGTGTCCTCGAGTTTATCTTTTGCTGAAAACGTACAGAATAACTTATTACTCATGTATTCTTGTGTGATGTCAATTTCTTTTAACTCTTTTGTAACCATTTTTTTACTATTAATAAATATCAAATATTTTATCAGAATGCATAGTTTTCGCCCCACTTGTGCTTTACCAGGAGGCCTCCAGATTCTAGGCAGGACTTGATCTCTTTTAGCAGACTTTTGCCGTCTTCCTGAGCAAAATCGAACAAGAACGAGTCGTAAGTGATCAGAATCAGTTTTGTCTTTTTATCACTTAAAAGTTTATTGATGGCCGTGATCTTTTCAATGTTTTCTTTGGTTTCCAGGTTCTGGACAATGTAGTTGAAGAGCTTGAGTTTGTTCATGCCTTGCATACTTCTGAGGATGCGACCTGTTGGCAGTGTAACAGCCTTTTGATCCTTGTATAACTTCCACTGCTTTTCAATATATTCTGTCAGCGATGCAAAAAAAGGTATTTTCTTGTAAGCCTCTTCTATACCTCCATATAACTGCTTAAATGTAATAGCTTTAGACTCTTTATATTGCTCTGGAGTGAGATCTTGCGTCCCAAAATAAAGTTGACCTAGATATGTGTGGAAAGACTCTTTAGATGGCTCAAAGCCGATGAGTCTGGATATCAACCTTAGGTGATATGCATCAAAGTCAAACTCTACTAGGAAGTCGTTTCCTGCTATAAAACACTCTCTAAATTCCTGCTCTTTAGGAATAGCTAGAAAGTTTACACCGTTAAACGAGTTTGTAGGACGTCCTGTTAAGTTATAAGTGTTGTATGAAGTATATATAGTATTACCTAATAATGAGCACTCTTTCTGTTTCAGTTCGAACTTTTTACTAAAACAAGATAGATCCACTTTAATGCCGACTTCTTCAACTTTTTTATACGCCTCAACAAAAGTATTTTGCAATTCCACGTTAGATTCAAGATCGAAGTAGTCTTTAACTATGGAATACAAACACTGGCATCTCTCGTAGTGTTTTGCAATCGGTATGATCTCGTTAAGTATTGGCATATTGCCCCACTTAATATAGAAGTCTCTATGTACTGGGGTTTCACAGTCGAATGGATTATACTCGTTGTGCTTGTCGATGTAGATAAACTGCACATCAATCGCATTTGGTAAATCCAAAAAGTAAGAGTGCAACTTCTTATCTAGTAGATAAATCTTATTGTGTTTTTTTAAGAAGGACTCTACGAGTTTGATATCCAGTGAAAAGCCTTCTGAATGGCTTATCACGAACATGTAACCTTTTTTAGAGTTATGATAATAGACTAGACTTGGCCTAGAAAGCTTT